GGCACGGCGATCGATGCCGGCTGGTCTATGAGTGGCCGACAAACCGGGAATTGTGGACAAAGTACTTCGACATCCGCGCCGAAGAGATCGCCGAAGGAAACGACGAGCATCCCAAGGGCAACAAGTTTTACAAGGCCAACCGCGAAGCGATGGACGCAGGGTCCCGGGTGGGCTGGGCACATCGCAAGTTTCCTCACGAGATTTCGGCGATCCAGCACGCCGAGAATCTGCGCTTCGATAATCCGGACACCTTTGACGCAGAGTATCAGAATGAACCCAAGAAATCGATTGTTGCCGTCGATGGCATCCGCTGCCTGACCTCCGACGAGTTCTGCTTGCGGATACTCCCGACCCACCGCCGCGGGGAAATCCCCGACTGGGTCGAGCACATCACCCTGGGGGTCGACGTTCAAGGATCCTCGCTGTGGTGGGTCATTGCCGGTGTCGGAGCCGACTTCTCCGGCCTCGTCGTCGATTATGGTATCTGGCCCGACCCTGGAATCGATTATGTCACCCTCGCCGACATCGATCGGACTATCATACGAGCCACCGGAATTAGGTCCTCTACCGAGTCGCTATTGGTCGCGCTCGGCAAGCTCCGAGACGAGCGACAAGCGGTGATTTACACGCGCGACGACGGGACGCAGTTCCGGCCTGAGATCATGGTCGTGGATGCAGGGTTTCAAAGCGAAGTCGTCTATCGATTCTCTCAAATGCATCAGCACGTGGTTCCGAGCCATGGTAAGGGAGTCACTGCCAGACAACGCCCCTGGAACCAAGAAAAAAAGAAAGCCGGGGAGCGTATGGGGTTTGGCTGGCGCATGCCACCGACCCGAGGGACCCGAGCTCCGAGGTACTGCCTCGTAGACACCAACAGTTGGAAGACGGCCATGATGGAACGCTGGACTACCGATGCCGGGGAGCCTGGTGCTTGGTGGCTCTACAGAGCTGCCCCGCTGCGTCACCGCATGATCGCTGACAACCTTTCTGCAGAATACCCCACGAAGACTCAGGGGCAAGGCAGAGAGCTGTTTGAGTGGGGATGCAGGCCAGGACGGGACAATCACTTCCTTGACGCGACGATCCTAGCCGCTGTAGGTGCATCGATCCTGGGGGTGAAGGTCCCTGGCGAGTCCGATCGAGTGGTACGCCGACGCAAGATTTCCATGTCCGACCGATCCGGACAGGATCGACCCGAGCAGGATCAATCCCGAGATCCGTCCCCCGTCGAGCAGCGAGTCGAAGCCGTCGAGAAGATCGCCAAGCGGCCCAACGATGGCAAGATGACGCTAGCCGAGCTGCGGGCCCTCAGGCGGAAGAGTGGGTGATGGGTCTTTTTTTAGTACCAATTCGGCTAGGCTCGTCGAGTCGAGGAAGTGATTGTTCCGGTCGGCTCGAGTGCGAGCAGCGAACGCCGCGATGTCCATTCCGAATTCCGCTTTTGGAAAGTACGTTTTGATGAAGCATCCTAGATTGCTCCTCGCCAGATGAGGGTCCTCAGGCGGAAGAGTGGGTGATTCGTCTTCGATCGGCGGGTTGTGCCCCTCGTACCACGCCATCAGTCCGTTTTCAGGCACGAGGGTAATTTCCGCTTCACCCGTCTCTGCGTCCCAGCTACGCATCTCAAGCTTGAACACCCTGCCCTGTTCGTTCATGGCTTCAAAAAACTGATCTTTCGTCATCTGTGTACGGAATGACATGTGCCTAGTGCCAATGCCGTTGACCTCAGTGACTCCAATTAACTTGTCCGGATGTGTCATGGTTTCTCCACTGTTTGCTGCGGGCCCTCAGGCGGAAGAGTGGGTGATCTGAGTTCCGTAGGGTCTCCAGGCAAGAAGATGTCTTTGCCAAATGTTTGAATGGAGTGCTGTCGGATCATGAATTCCAACTCATCCATCGCTTGCCGAGCGTTAAACGAACCTTGCACTTGGGCTTGGGTGGATGCTCGCGCGCTATGAATTATCGAATACGAGTGTCGCAATGCCTGTAGATCGTTGGCAACTCGCGCTAGGCTCAAAATGAATTTAGCGATCCGCATTTGTCGATGATGGTCGTCCTCCTGGAGTTCGGACCAGTTCTCCATCGTTCGCATCTGCTGGATCTTGTCGTGATCAAACGCTGCCATGGTTTCCCCCTGTTTGCTGCTTGTAGTCTACGGATAACCCAGGACCACAACTAGGACCACGGACGGAAAATCCTTTGGTTTTTTCTGGCTTGTGCGAGTCTTGCTAAGACTCGCTAACGTTGGTTTTTCGTTTGCTTGCGACGCGTCGAAATCGTTTCATTGGGGCATCATAGGCAAGGTGGCACGGTGCGCAGAGTGCGACCAAGTTACCCAGATCGCAGTCGGATTCGACATGGTTGATGTGGGCCACGGTTAAAGTCCGTCGGTGCGTGTCAAACGGTTCGCCCGGCTTGCGACATTGCTTTCGGCAGCCCTCACACTTCCAGCCCACTTGGTCCTTGAGGTCTGTGGCGATCTGCTCCCAGTCCGCTGGGTACTTGTCGCGATTCATTGGCATCACATCCCCCCACAAGCCAGTACAGCGAGCGCCACAAGCACGCCCACCATGATACTGATGAAAATTTGAAGCAACTCCGGCCAGCATCCGTTGTTGCTCCGGGCCCGAGCTGCTTCGCGGGGGATCGCTCCACCGCCGAGCAGCATGCCGATTAGTTTGAACATGGGTTAAAGATCCCTGTAGACGGGAAGCCAAACGCAATACTGTCGACGGAATCCGCTGATGTGGTCTCCGCGAAAAAAGAAACTTCCGGGCTCCGCAATCCGGTTGATCCGAAAGATCCCGAAGGAAAGACTTCTCCATCCGGGGCCAGCAGAGTAGTCTCGCGTGAAACCAAGCTCGACGACAATTTTGCCGACCGCTTCTCTGGGCCGGGTCCGTCGGAAGGTTGGTAGTTCTCGAAATAGCATCATGGTTTAAATGCCCTCAGTTCGTGCTAGGTTTGATCCATCTCGAAAGGATGGCTGCGATGCTCTGGTTGTTCTGGGCCACGACGGCCCGGAGCTGGTCGAGCTCGGTTTGTAAGGCTTTCTTGTCCCTGACATGCTGCGCGATGATCCGAATCAGATCGTCTTGGCTTTTCTGCATGTGATTGTTAGCGTCACGCAGTAGCTTGACTTCGTCACGCAGCACCTCGACTTCGTCGCGAAGCTTTCTGGCTGCGTCGAACACCGCCAGCAGGAGACCGGGATGCGTCTCCCATTTGCCGATGAGGGCCATCGCCTCATCGACGCTCAATGGATTGTCGTGGTCGGTGCTCATAACGAGGGCCCTCGAAAGTCGTCGTCGCCGAGCGCAATGATGACGCAGAAAAACACTACGACACAAACAGCAATGATTAGGTCCATCAGTTGCACCGACTCCCGCAGCTCGCGTACCCAGCGATGTCGACCCAGTTGTCCCGCTTGCGTTGGTGCGTCTCGCGTGAGGTCTTGAGCAAGATCATCGCCAGTGCGACGTCTCGGGGCTCGAATGTCACGCCGTCTTTGAGCTTGGAAAGGAACAACGCCGACCACATGCCAGCGGTCCGGCGGAAGTCCTGATCGGGTGGCCCGTATTGAGCTTGGCGACTGCCCCGCGTGATCCGGAATGCTTCGGCCAGGATGTCTTCGTCGTCTTTGTGGTTGTCGTCGAAGTGCGAGATAAATTTCTGCGTCTCGTGGGACACGACAGCATTAGGCCAAAAGGCCTCGGACAGGGAAAAGGCGAGGCCCCTGTTGTCCATAAAACAAAACTTTATCGACGGACTGCCCTGTTCGTCGTTGTAGCCTTGCCAGACTCGCTTGCCCATCCAGGCAGCTATGGCAAGCTCGGCGAGAGCCCCCTGGCTGTTCTCCCAGCCTGGGAGCAGGACAATCTCGTCGCACCGCAGGACGGCCTCGAGGCACCGACGCACGGTCTTGTCAAAGCTTTCAAAGCTAGCTTCGGACGGAAACGTGCAGTTCCCAGCGATCGCGTAGAATGGGTTCGCAAACGGGTCAAAGCCCACCTTGCGATCCTCGTCCGCTGGGCTGATGACTTCGTTGCCGGAGTCACGCAGCTCCTGGGCGACGCGATCAAACATGGGGTAGTTGAACCAAGCGACCCCGCGCATCGGGCCAGCAATGTACAGGACTCGCTTGCGTTGGATCGGTTCGGTAATCGGCTCCGCGTCTGAATCGTACGCATTCGGTACCGTGTATCCGATCGTGATCTTTTCGTTTGCTTCGCAGCGCTCGAGCTCTCCAATGTCGATCGAACTGTCCGGAATTTCCGGACTGTTGGGTTCAGTTGTTAAAGATTCCTTGATAACTGGTTCGGGCTCGACGGCAACTGTAAAGGATTCCTTAACAGTTGGCTCGGGCTGCGAAGTCGGATCCGGGACAAAGTTTGGGTTGTCCTGCGGATGCATCTCTGCGCTGACGACATCCTCCAGCTTCCATCGCTCTAATGGCCTGTCTGGGTCTGTACCCGAATCATAGACTGGTTGCAAAAGATCGCTGTGGATGCTCACTAAAGTGCCAGCGAGGCAACGCAGTAGCTGCTTTCCGTAAGCATCACTTGAAAGGATCGTGTGGACCTCTAGTGGAAGTCCGAACGGAAGCCCATCTCCCTCCCGAAACACTCTAACCTTTTCCCCATTCCGAAAGCTCATGCGTCGGATTCGTGTCTCACCATAACAGACCCAAGCCCGAACCAGCACTGGCACCCACTGTTGGCTTGCTGCACTCCATTCCCAGTCTCCTGGTGCTGTTATTTCCTGGATCTTCAATTGTTGCCAACCGCACGGGATTGACATTGATTTTGCACTGCTCACTCTCTCATCCTCCTAAGAAAAACCACCCCAAAATCCTTACGCTGCTCCCCTGCGGATCAGCGGTGATAGGTATGACACGCCGTCGATGATCGGGATCTGCAAATTGAGATGCCCGAGTCCCTTTTGGACCAACTGGATCCCGTACCCGTTAACCCAGTCGGTCAAGTTTTGATGCATCCAGAAGGGCTGGAGCTGGCACAAGCAACCGGGGTTCCATGCTCCGATCGGGCCCGAGGCGACGGTCCGCTTGGTCGCCATGTCCATCCGGTGCGTATGCCCGAACCAAATGTTGCTGTTGTATTTGGCCAAGTGCGCGGCCGCTGCCGACTTGTTGGTGAATTGGCCATGGGTGAAGTAGCAGTTGTCCCGAAGGATCGTCCCCGGGACATGGCACCCGTCGTACCACTGGCCCTGCTTGTAGATGGGGATATTCCGCTTCTCGAGCTGCAACACCGTCTCGGTCGAGAACAACGTGTTGAGCATCTTGACGTCGCCTCGGGATCCTTTGCCCGTTCGCAGTGCGTCTGTGACGATCCACTTCTCGATGCGTCGCTCGTGGTTTCCCTCGAGGTACTCGATGGTCGCTTGTGGTGCTGCCGACTGCAGCGCATCGAGGAACTGATTCGTGGCCTGGCAGTCGTCCTCAAAAGTGTAGTCGGTCTCGGCCACATAGCCCCAGGTATGGTGCTCGGCCAAAAAGCCACCGCAGTCGAGATGATCACCCAGGAGGATGATCGAACTGGGCTTGAGCATCGCGATGTCCGCAAGCATCGCCGACGCTGCCGACTGATCAACGAAGCATCCA